GGCGAGCATTGGAATTAACTTATCCTGCTGTTGAGTTCCGGTTTCTAATCGGAGGTCGACTTAGTCTTCCATACCTCAATTGGCGGTTTCGACGTTTGCCTGTTCACCTGTGCTTGCACAGGCTTAGCCGGTCTATCAGTCGGCTTATGTTTGGTCCGGGCGGCATTGGGCCCAGAGCGCTTACTCTTTGGTTTCTCGCTTGTGGCGACAGTGGAGGTAGAGTTTCCACGTTGGTTCGACTTGGATCGGGTGCTACTCCGCGAACGACTAGGTCGCTGCTGAGTTTTAGTGGCGGTAGGTTGGTCTGGTTTTGGTGTTGGATCGGCTGCAGGAGCAACTGGGGCCTCAGGTTTAACCTTTGCATCCAGTACATCTCCATCGACAATGACGTCAACAGCTGTAGGAGTAGGGGGTTCGATTTCTGCACACAGTGGTGCTTTAAGTACGTCCGCAATTTGTTCGGTTCCAGAAATCCACTCATTGAAAGTGGACCTGTCGAACTGCGGAAACAATACGTTGAACTCCGTATCCATCCATCCTCCAACATTCTCATTTGGGTATTGTTCGCTCTCAGCGAACTTAGACCACCAATTTCCGACACCGTGCTTAGTTCCGACAGTGGCTTGAAAGGACAGTGCGCGCTTGCACAGTGCTCCCATGACTGGTGTATTTCCGTCAGTAGCAACATATGACATTGCTTTCTCCACCAACTTATCCGCAGCCGTGACATTGTCAGGTAAACGAACCGTTGTGTGGAACTTAGCAAGCTGCCGCTTGATGTCGCACATACTGTTAGGACTACCCGTCCAGCAAAGCGGCGAATAGTAACGAGCGAGGAAATTAACTCCCCGTTCTCCAAACGGGATTGTTGCTGCTTCCAGTACAAGCCCCAGCTTCTTTGCAGCCCATTCGTGGTTATTGACCGGTAGGTCACCATCGATTCCATCATCACCAAGGTGTAATCCGAGGGCAGCAAATGCTTCTTTAGAAGAGTATTTGCTACCATCTTCCTTGACGGTATTGCGGAAAGCGAGGTACGAACAGAAAGTGGCGCGCAGAGTCTGGTAGACACTAGTTGCAGGGCAGCCAGAACCGTGAGCAGGTCCTTGGTCGAATTTGGTTCCTTCTGGGAACCGGCCGGGATTTCCGGCATTGTGCTTCAATAATTCACTCACCTCTGAGCAGTGACCAGGGAATGCTGCCTTAGTCACTATGTGATCTACCATCCGCATGGTGTACGTGATTGTACCGTCCATACGGTGGTAGTCCGAAAGATTAACAAATTGTGATTGCTCACAGATTTCTGCTACTCGTGTTGCTATTTCCTTCGGTGTTTTCCCCGGCCCGTACCACTTAAATTGCTTCAAGTGGGCGGATAAGGCCAGAGCAAATTGTGACATCGTCAATTTGTCACTGTCGTTGTAGGTCGAGATACACCGTGGATCTTTTGGATCTGGGTAAGCCTCTGCCTTAATGAAACATTTCAGGATCCAATGAATATGGGGACCTGCAACGAATGCATTTCTCAACGAAATCTGCTGTGCTGGGGAGCTCTGTTTTTCTTCGACGGTCGAGACGGCGACCGGAGTGAGGTGGGTGGTTTGGTACATGATCTCTCGAGCAAAATCAACCATGCACTCATCACGAAAATCGTGACCGCGGGGTTCCTCCCGCTTGAACTTGTTAATGCGTCCCTCAACACATTGAACTTCCGATGCTGGTCCAGCCGTCGGGCTGAAGGCCCCGTGGACCAGCGGGCTCATGAACGCGGTGAGCTTTGGTGTCCTCTCTTGGTCATGGTCTGTCACATCGTACGAATACGCTCTGACAGCCTCATTAACCGGGAACACGGTGTACACTCTGCCCTGTGGCTCTGCCATTGATCTATGAAACTCAGTCAATACTGCTGCCATTTCGGATTGGTCTTTGCCAAGCCACGACTTTACAGTAGGGATCTGTAGTCTCGTAGTACCGAGTCTGGCAACAGTGGCCAGAGCATCGTCAATGCGAGCAGGGACAGTGCAGCAGGCAAAAGTGCCAGGCCGCGCTGTAGTGTAGCAAGTTTCGCCATTGGTATGGGTAAGGAACCGGATGAATGTGCTGCCATCAGCCGCCTTCCAGATAGGTAAGAACCGGGTAAGGTGTTGTCCTTCAAGCAAAAAGTATGCGAGGATTGCACCAAAACCAGTGAAACTTCTCATGGGCGTCAACAGGATCAGCTGCCGGTGTTTCGAAACTTGTTTTCGTTCTACTGCGTAAGCAGTGAGGGATTTTGGAATTCCGAACCAATACTTGTCAGTAGCTAACAAAGAATCGGTCGAATAGTCCCATAAATGGTGGATGTACTTGCCTGAGCCAGCAATCAACGTGTTGAGACATCCATCTTCAGTGAAATAGAAGGTGGTGTCATCTTCTCCATTACTAGTCGCGGATTCGGGTACGACCGTGTAAAGGAGCGTTGGCTTAGCTCTTGACCCTAAGTGGGTTGGCATGTCAATGTAATAATCGACATCGCAGATGTACTCGATATCGTTCTTGCGAACAGTGCCGTTTACGGCTCGAGCGTTTACATCTTTAATCCAAAACCATGCGCGGCTTCCACGAAGGCTTTTGCGTTGATCGGCGCGGGACATCCCTACTATGTAGAGTCCTGCACCACTCATCGCAGCCATGCGTCGTGCGAAGCTGGTGGCGGAGCTGCGTAAACCTGCTGCAACTCCGTGGGTGTGCCCTGGTACTGCCCAGGGCTTATTTACTTGGATTTGGGTGAAAGCATCCTTCGCAAGGTCCGACTCAATTGTCGGCACATGCGAGAGCTTATCACACACCACTGATGCGACTCCTCTGCAATCAGTGGTCTTTGCAACGTAGTAGACGGCGACACATAAAGCGGTCGTCATCACGGAGGTTTCAATAACGGTCCGGAACATTGTAGAGCTATAAGTTGATAAGACTTAG